AACGAGCAGTATCACGCTCACGAAGCAATCAGCAGCAGCGACGTGAAGGCTGTTTGCAGCACAAGCCTTCTGCACTGGCGGCATAAATCATACAAGCGGTCGGCGGCGTTTGATCTCGGCACCGCCGTGCATGCGCTTGTTCTCGAACCGCACGCTGATCTTATCGTGCGTGGACCTGAGGACCGCCGGGGCAACAAGTGGAAGGAGGTGGCGGCAGGGGCTGAAATGAATGGACAGCTACTGCTGACCGAAAGCGACTTCGACAAGGCCGCTGCGATGGCGCAAGCAATCATTGACTCGCCCATCGGCCCGACGCTGGTTAGCGATGATACGGTGAACGAGGCCAGCATCTTCGCCACTGACCCGGCAACGGGCTTGCAGATCAAAACGCGGCCTGACAGCTACTGGCCGGATCGCGGCATCGTGTATGACGTGAAGACGACGCAAGACGCCAGCCCAGTTGGCTTTGCGCGGGAGATCGTCAAATACAATTACGCGCTCCAAGCGGCATTCTACCTGCACGTCATGCGCTGCGCTGGCCTGAAGGCAAAGAAGTTCGTCTTCGTGGCCGTCGAGAAGGAGCCGCCGTATGCAGTCGGTATTCACATGCTGACAGACGAATACACAACGTGGGCAGAGCGCGAGATGCACGAGACGCTCGCGCAGATTAAGGAGGCACAAGACACAAGCACCTTCACAACGGGTTGGCCTGCGGTTAACATCGTAGACTTGCCGCGTTGGATGTCAGCCGATGCTGACGACGATTTCAACTGAGCCAAGAGGAGAGAACCAATGGCACAAGAGGACTTCAAGAAAATCATCATTCAAAACGTGGAGTTGAAATATCCGCGACTGAATGAAACCTTCCGCTTCAATACGTCAAAGCAGCAATCGGAGCCATGCGCGCCGACCGCAAGCGGTGCAAGCTGGTCTATCGCATGGAGCATGTCTGCCGACCAAGGCAAGGCACTCTACAATGACCTGAAGGCGCATTACGAAGCACGCCAAGCAGCGGGCAGCATCAAGGCACCGTTTGCTGGCATCTTCGGCATGAAGAAGCTTGAAGATGGCACCGTCGAAGGGCGTGCAAAGCGTAACGGCACCAAGTCGAATGGCGAGCAAAACAAGCCGCCGCTGGTGATCGGTGGTGACAAGCAGCCGCTGGCCGACAAGAACATCTGGAGCGGCTCCAAAGGCACCATCCGTTGCTGGGCGGCACCTGTCACCGATCCAAACGGCAAGGGCGGCATCAGCCTCTTCTTCGACGCAGTGCAGGTGACGGAAGCTGTCTACGGTGGCGGCGGTCTGGATGACTTCGCAGACGTTGGCCCGACAAGGCAATCCGGCGCATCCGACGATCCGTTTGCAGCGGCAGCACCCGCAGACGATCCGTGGGCTGCTCCGGCGGCAAAGCCTGCTGAGAAGCCGATCTCGGACGACGACATTCCTTGGTAAATAAAGAAGGCCCGCTGCCGGGGAGAAACAGCAGCGGGCCTCAGTAGGGAGGAGGAGAAGGACGTGACCCATGACAGTCAGCGTATCGCAGAGAGCAAAGAGACCAGCGATGGACAAAGTATAATGAACACAACACCTAGTATCAAGCCCCTTGTATTGCTAAATAGAGGCTCTCTAAGCACTCTCATCGACAAGCCCGGCAAAATCTATGACGGCATCACGGCGCAGCAAATCGCGCAGATGGTTGCCGAGCCGCAATCTGTCAGCAAGTCCGACGCGCTGTTTATTATCCCGTCGGAATACCGCCACCACGACGGCAGATCGCATGAGGCGCAGCGCACGCGCGGACGGTTCCGCTTCATGTGCTTCGACATCGACACGGGCAATCATGCGCTGGCCGAGATCAAAAACAGTTTTGAAGCTATATTTCCCAATTCTGGAATGATGATCTACTCTTCGGCCTCTGCTTCCGAAGACAACAAGAAGTGGCGGGTGCTGATCCCGCTGCTGACCGCCATGTATGGATCACACTACCCGGAAGCCACCATGCAGGCGGCAGAAATGCTGCGCGCTCGCGGCATTGAGTGCGACCCGGCGCTGACACGCTGCGGTCAGCCCGTATACCTGCCCAACGTCCCACTTGAGCGCAGAGACGACAATGGTCAGCCGCTGTTCTATCAGTCAGAGGTCATCCGCAAGCCCGCCTTCGAGTATGGCGGCAGCGACATCGAGCAGGCCGCAGAGCAAGCCCGCCGACGCATGGAATACCTGCAAGAGCAGGCGGCAATCGACCGCGAGCGCAGGGCGGCACAGCGCGCCGCAGAGCGAGCGTCTCGCGGCGATGATGTAGACCCGGTGGAAGAGTTCAACATCCGTCACAGCGTGGCCGACATGCTGGCGAAGCACGGATATGAGCGGCAAGGCAGCAGCGACCAGTATCGCTCTCCAAATCAATCATCCGGCAGCTATGCCGTCAAAGATTTCGGCACGCACTGGGTCAGCCTCTCCGGCAGCGATGTCGGCCTCGGCATAGGTCAGGTCAAGGATGGTTACTCTTGGGGAGACGCCTTTGACCTGTTCTGTTTCTATGAACACGGCGGCGACATGACGGCGGCAGTGCGAGCATACGGCGCAGAAATTCGTGGGCCGAAGTTGTCGGCACCGGACGATCCGCTGGCCGACTTTGACTTCGTGGCACCTGCCAGCGAAATTTCGTCGGATGACTGGGAGTTGCCGGATGCTTCCGGTGAGCCGCCAGAGCCGCAACACTGGCCGACGCCAGCGACCAACTTCAACTCTAGCGCCCTGCCGCGCCGCGAGTGGATTTATGGGCATGACTATATCCGCAAATATGTCAGCGTGCTTGCTTCGGCAGGCGGCATCGGGAAGACATCGCTGACCGTTGTTGAGGCGCTGGCAATCGTCACAGGCCGCAACCTACTAGACACTCACGTCAAACAGCAGTGCAATGTCTGGATCGTGAACCTAGAAGACCCGCGACTTGAAATCGAGATGCGGATGCTGGCGGCTATGCAGCACTACAAGATCGAACCGTCAGAGGTGCGCGGCAGGCTGTTTTATGACGGTGAAGATACTTTCGCCATGACGCTGGCCGCTGAAGGCAGGGACGGCCTGCGAACAAATGACGCACTTCTGGAGATGATGACGCGCAAGATCAAAGAGAATGACATCGGCGTGGTCATCATTGACCCTTTCGTCAGCACGCACCTCGTCAACGAAAACTCCAACAGCGGCATTCAGGCCGTCGTAGCTATGATCCGCAAGCTGGCACGCGATACCAACTCATCCATATCGCTCGTTCACCACGTCCGCAAAGGCAACGGAGAGGATGCGTCCGTTGACAGCGTGCGAGGTGCTGGCGCGCTGATCGGTGCAGCCCGTGCCGCACGGGTCATCAACCGGATCACCGAAGATGACGCCATGCGGATGGGTGTGGACCAGAAGATCGCACGCGGCATCTTCCGCGTTGACGATGGCAAGGCGAACCTCGCACCTCCCGCCGACAAGGCCGTCTACCGCCGCATGATCGGCGTGCAGATCGACAACGAGGAGTGGGTTGGCGTCTGCGTGCCGTTTGAAATGCCGGATGCGTTCTCTGGCATCAGCGTGCGCGACCTTCGCAAGTGCCAAGACATCATCGGCGGCGCAGTTCAAAACGAGAAGCCATATCGCCACAATCAGCAGGCAGCGAATTGGGCGGGCCACGGCATCGCGTCAATTCTCGGCATCGACACCGCCGACAAGGCAGGCAAGGCGCGCATGGCGACGATCCTGAAGAGGTGGGTGGCCGAGGACGCATTCCGCGTTGAGGAATTCCCAGACCCGCGCACAGGCCGCGAGGTGCCGTGTCTTGTTGTCGGCCAGTGGGTGAAGCCGGAGGAGATGGATTGATGCCGCATGTGTCAGAAAATATGTGTGATAAATCTGCAACCACACTTCCACACCACTTGGTGTGGATAGGTGTGGAAGTGTGGATAAAATCACTCAAAACCACATCCACACCACCACCCTATAGGGGTGTGGGGTGTGGTGTGGTGTGATTGGATGTTTGGTGTGGTGGAAAATTAGGTGTGGAAATCAGGGAGACAGGCAATGGCAAAAAAGGCATCAGTGAGACCACAGCGGCAGAAGAAATCAGACCGCCTCATATCGCCAAAGGCCAGCGACACGGCGGTCAAGATTGACATGATGCTGGCACCGCTCACGAAGGCCGTTGACGATGCAGACCGCCGCTGGGGCATTGACCGCCTGCCGGAACTGGTCAGCGTGGAGACGGCTGGCAAGTGGGGACTGTGCCTAGGCAAGCTGAATGAAGCCATCAACGCAGAGGACGCAGAGAAGGCCGCACAGTGGGCAGGAGCAGCCATCCGAGGGTTGGCACTCATGGAGGCAGAGGCGGCGGCTGGTGGCGCTCTGCGGGCCTCTGAGGACGTATGGGAGGTGGAGTTGAATGGAGTGGTCTACGGCATCATGCGCGATGGCCGCGCGTGGCAGTCGATCAAGGAGCAGCGGCCAGACCTGCGGCCCGTCACGCTGCGGGAAGTCGCTGTTGCTATTGAGTGGTGGGCAGAGCATGGTTTAGGCAAGATGCAGGCGGCGGTGCAGGACGCATTCCCGGCGGCGGAAGTAATCAGGAGCAATCCCGGTGGCTCGCTGGAAGATGACATAGGGGAATTGTGATGAATAGAAGCGAAGTGCTGGCAGAGGCGGATCGCCTCATCAACGGGGATCGTCAGCAGAACTACGGCGATGCAGCCGAGTCGTTTGGCGCGATTGCCGCGATGTGGTCGGCCTATCTCGGCTGCGATGTGACAGCCCGTGACGTTTGCAATATGATGGCGCTATTGAAGATCGCCCGCCTGCGTTTGGGGCAGCATGACGACAGCAGCATCGACGGGGCCGCATATATGGCGCTCGGTGCCGAGGTGGCAGAAGGATGACTTGATGACTTACGCTCTAGTTGACACATCTGACGTAGATGAGGACGCGGTTGAGTTCATGATGGAGCTGATCGTTGAAGTTCTGGAAGAAGGGCAGGATGAGGGCGTGAGCCGCGAGGAAGCGATCATGGCGATGGGCAGGCTGATCTCTATGCTGCTCAACGATGACGAGAAGGTCGGGACTTTGAACTGATGGAGAAGTGGCGCACTGAGGAGGCGGAAGAATACCGCAAGCTATACCGAACCAAGCAGTGGAAGATGCTGCGGGAACAGGCATTGCTGCGTGATGCGTTCCGGTGTCAGCGGTGTGGATGCTTCCTAAAGCGTGGCCGCTCGCATCCGCAATCGGCTGTTGTCCACCACAT